TTGTGTGAGGTTATCCTAACATAGTTAGGCGGGAAACCCCTGTTCCTTAACAGTATTTTTAGATTTGTGTGAAGTTTTACAACTTTGCATACGAAAAGAGAAAGTCACTAACATATTTTTTAGCAAATTCTTTTCCAAATCTAGATTCCATAAATCCACTAACAGGATCTAGTTTGTGCATATATGTATCAAAATCAACATAAACTGATTCATCTGTTTCTGTTGGCTTTTCTGCTTCTACTAATTTTTTGTATGTTGAAATGTATTTTTTAAAGTCATTAAGATGCGAATTTATTTCATGAACTGTGCATTTTCTAACAAAGATGTAATTAGAAAAATGATTGCCTGGTTCAAAAAATCTTATCTCTTTAGTGTTATTTTTATACTCACCCATTGAATTTTTTACAATTTCATGGTCAAAATCATAATTCTCTATGGGATGTTGAAAATCAAAAACCAATATAACTTTTTTTTCCATAAATGCCATTAAATCTACCCCAAATGCTGGTAAATTTTTTCCAGTTTTGGGGTAGATAATATTATTGTAAATCGAGGAGTTTTCCGTCGTTATGACAGTTTCCCTTGATTTTATAAAATAATCTCCATCATAAAGTGTAGAGTTTATTTTATTTTCTTTAATTTGATATGATTGCTCTGATTTGATTTTTAAATCCAACTCATTAATAATTGTATTTTTAAAATCACACCAGAGTTTACTATAATCAATCATTTTCTTGACTCTGAATTTTTTTTAAAGTTTCTATGTCTTGCTCAATTTCTTTTTCTTGATTTTTGTCGTGATAATAAGACCAGAGGGCATTATGCACATCCATTAAATTGTCAATCCAGAAACCAGCAGGATAAACTCCTAATGCATCCTGAAGACCACGATGACTAGTTCCTTCACTCTCTGCCTTACATATAATATAGCAGATAGCTTGGAGCATATCAATCTTGTCAGACTCAGAAAGCATAAAATACTTTCCTACTGCTCGTTGTTTTGCTTCTTCAGTTTCTTTTTGTAGTTTCTTGCAAGCATCAGAATCCCACCATTCTTGGAGTGCTTTACCAAATTCGTTGGGTTGTTTATTCTGCGATTGGTCCCCAAGTTCCACGGTCTCCCTCCATTCGGTTTTCTAATTTATCTAAAATACTATCAAATGTTGTAATGTGGTCAATTTCACCAATCAACTTTGCAATTGAGGTGCAAACAACTGGTCGTTCTTGTCTTGCTGCATATGCAAGGGCATTTCTTAATGAAGATTCTGCTTCTTTAAGAGATTCTTCTACTGATTTAGATAGGGCCATAATGATCTGGATAAAGTTCTTTGTATTTTTTAATAATTCTCTGGTTAGTATTTAAAATTAATGTTCGGGTAATTTCATTAAGAACTGGAAGAGCATGAACGTTAACTTGTCTATTGTCATCAAAGTCAGGTCCAAATAGTTTATCCCTAACAATATTAAAACAATGGACATACTCATCTGTTTTTCCGTGAAATTCTTTTAGCCATTCTTCCACATGAACTTCATCTGCAAAATTATCAAGCATAGTTTTAACCTCCTGAATTTTTATAAAGTAATTTGTGATAGTGCAACACTTCTGGATTTTCTAGGTCTTTGCATCTAGGATAAAAAATTCCATCAAGATAACAAGAATCTTTTGGATTTAATTCATCATATTTTACCACATAATTTGGTAATTGTCTAAAATTACAAAGTTCTCCTTGTTGTGTAAAAAAGTTATCAACACAAAGCCCAACAATAAAAGGAGCAAGAAGTTGCAACGTATACATTATACTGGATGATGTATAACAGTATCTGTTTTACGAATCAGATATGAACCATCACCTTGGGATACCCATTCAACTTGGTCACCTTCTTTAAGATTTGCTGCTTCCAATAAATCATTAGGAAAATTCACATAGTAGTCATCAGTTCCATCAACAACTGATTGTTGAACAGGAAGAACCCACTTTTTTACTTTTTTTTCTTTAATTAAAGTTTTTTGAGTATCTCCTGGTTTTCTTGCATATACAGTCTTTCCCCCATCTGGAGATTCATAAATATACCCATCTTTATAATCTAAACGATTTGGGTCATTTCTTGAAATTTCATTTTTGAATTTTTCTCGATTAGGAAACATTTCGTTAAATTTAGATTCACTCACAGTTTTCCATCCAATGTATTTTTGATGTGGTCCTGGATTTGCAATACTATATTCTAAATCACTATGCCCCCAGGGATGCATACCGTCATCTTTTACTTCTTCTGGATAATAGTTCTCTTCCCAAAAAGAAGTCCATGACTTTTGGCACTCTGGGGATTTGTCATCTTTATCGCATACAAGGTTTTCTTTTTTCTCAAGATAATCATCGTATGCTTGAATATGTCCCTTTCCATTACCATTCAGGAGAGCAAGAAGTTCATAGCACTGACTTGTATGATGCTTGTAAATATAGTATTCTTCATTTACTGCTTCAACTATAGTATCATAAATTTCCTTTGGGGATGCTCCACCAGAAGAAATTGCGTCTTGAATCCAGGTTTTGAGATTATCAAGAGAATACTTTTTATACTCACTCATGCTCATAATCTTTAATTGCTTGCTCCATAATAATTTGAATTTCACTTGATGTCAACCCATTTAACCATTTCCAATTTGGGTCTTCTTTATTCCATTCCATTGAAAATGATCCATCTTTATTTTGAATTATTTTTAAAGAATCATTCATGTTCATGATAATGATGCATATTTCCTTCTTCTATTTCGGCAATGCGGGCATGTATCCTTTCCATGCACATTTTGCAATAATATTCAAAAGCATCAGGAATACTATCAACTTTATTGAAGTATTCTTCAGAAAGTTCTTTTGTTTCGTTACATGCTGGGCAAGTTCTATTTAAATTCATTTTTTATAAAATAGGTATTTCTATATAGTTGTTTCCCAGTCATCACGTTCTTTTTTGCGAAGTTTTTTAAGTTCCTTCATCATTTCTTTAATTTCCTGATATGCAGTCTCTGGACTCATTCTATCGGTAATTTCCAATCCAACAATATATTGAACTTTATCACCAAATCTTGCCAAAGCTCTTTCAAATTCTGTTAAATTTTCATACACCATTTGCATTCTCCTAATTTGATATATTGACCCAAGAAAACATTGTTATGCAATATCTCCCAAAATCATTATGTTCCGTAATCACTTTATCTACTTCATGTTTTTCTGAAGAGAGAAATATAATCCCTGAATTATTTTTACATTCCACTTTATGATTTATATCAGAAAAATAAAAGTTTCCTCCTTCAAATTTTTTTGGTTCTTTCCATAACCATATCAAAAAAGTAAAAACGGCATTGTCAGTATGAGGTAAATAATAATCACCATTTTTATAATAACTTGTTAGTAGACATGACCAATTAGTATTTGAATACATTTTACGTATCCAATTTACTTCCCATGAATTTGTTACCTGAGGACTCAATGCCTTACTACGAGTATATCTAACAATAAATGAGTGATTTATGTCGGCATATACATGATGTAAAAATCTACCAGTATTTTGCTTAAGAGGATTGCCGTTTATATCTCTTGCTGGTTCAGTATCTATTTGCTGAATGTCACTACTTAAATTTAAACTTGAATTAAGAAAATCTAGTTCTAACCATATTTCTTTTAATTGTTTTTCATCAAAAATATCTTCAAGTATTAAATGTGGGGTTGGTTCTTTAAAATATAAAATATTCATGCCATATTTACTTTTTCCCAGTCTTTTTGGAACAAGTCAAGACCCTTTTCAGTCATAATATTCTTATACATTGCCCAAAATACTGTTGGTGGAATTGTTACAACGTCTGCACCCATCATGGCACACTTTTCTACTTGACGGACCTCTCGAAGAGATGCTGCAAGTATTTGAGTTAGGCACAGTTGTCCTTGTCCACTATATGCCTGTCTAATATTTTTAATCAGTTCGATACCATCCACGGAATTATCAAACCACCTACCAACAAAAGGTGATACATACGTTGCTCCTGCCTTTTCTGCCAAAATTGCCTGAGCAACAGAAAAAATCAAAGTAACATTTACGTGTTGCCCTTGATTGGACAATACTCTACATGCTTTCAATCCTTCAACAGTGCAAGGAACTTTGATTGTAACGTTCCAAAGTCCATTAAATGCTTGTGCTTGCTCTACCATTTCTTCAGCAGTGTCAGCAACAACTTCTGCAGAAATAGACTGCAATGTTTTAAATGATGTTGAAATCTCTTTGATTACCTCTACTGGGTCTCTACCACTTTTCATAATTAAAGTTGGATTGGTAGTTACACCATCAATCAGTCCAGTAGAATATGCTGGACCAATCATATCAACTTCAGCTGTATCAAGAAAAATTTTCATGCGTCTCCAAGATTAAAATCTTCTAGTGTTTTGTTATTTAAATTGTAGATAACTGGATGTATATTGTCAATCTTTGCTTCTAGTTTGTTTTCAATTTCATACAAAGAATTTGTTAGTTCAATATTTTCTTCTTCCAAACGTTTTACATCAAGAAGAAGTCCTTCATATTTTTCCTCAAGTTCATCAAATTTATTTGAAAGTAAAATAACAATGTCTGCAATGTTATACTCACACCCAGTAATCTTATCAATAAAATACTTTGCAGATTCTTCTGTATGATTTGAAAAATTATAGTCAAATAAATTTTTAATCCAGTCTTTCATTTTCCTACTCTAATTTCTTAAATTACTTTACTCAATACTTTAGTCATATGCTAACCCAATTTCTATCTTGAAAATATTCACATTTTTTATCAGGAAAAGGGAAACTTACTGATAATCTTGGAGTTTTAGACTCTGCAAAATGTGGAATATATGCGGGTATAAAAATAGCATCTCCAGGGACCATTTCAACATCTAAAAAAGGGGGTTCATCAATAATCAAGTTTGAATTTTCATTTTTATCCATGAATACATCCCAAACTTTAAAATTAGTAACTCCTTCGCACTGGACAATTATGTTGTGACAAAAATCATAGTGTATGCCAAATGGATGAGTTATAGAAATATCTTTACATATGTATATGTGAGCGTCAGTACATGATTTGTACTTTAATTCTATTTCATTAGCAAAATTGTTTATTTTCTTAGTAGACCTTGACATATTTACAAAATAGCAAATATGAGTTTCTATTAATTTTTTAAGTAATGAAGGAGGATAACAATTTTGGTCAGCTGCCCAAAAATCATTAGTCCATGTTAGTGATGAAGAACCAGGAACATGGACTAATTTTGTATTCATTAACGGTCTGATATTTATCAGATACTCTAATTCTTTCCATGAAAATAAATTTGGCGCATAATTTTTTTTAAATTCAATATCAAATTTTATTTTAAAATTATTTAATTTATTCATACCCATTCTGGCCTACGTTCTGGCATACGAAGATAATTAGATGCAACCCAAGGTTTGGATGCGATATACATCTTGTAAGCAGTAAAAGTGTCAATGCTTGTGTCAAATTTATACTCATCTGGCATTGCCCGTGCGAACGATGTTACCTCATCTATTTTACCTTTTGGAAACAAATAATATGCATCAATTAAAGTTTTGTAACAAGCATGTGTTTTATTATACCTCAATGTGTATTCATCACATAAATTTAATCCATGCTTAATTAACCAATATGCATTATTAATTGATTCTGCTGCCCACTGTGTACATGGGTGGTTACGAAATGCCCCTTTTTCTGTTTTATATGGAGTATTATCAGTTTTATATAAAAACCCATAACCATGTCCCCACTTTTCTGAGGCAATAATAGAAAGCATTTGACAACACTCTAGTGGCATTTTGACGATGTGTTTGTCAGGAAGACAGATGGCAGATTCTGCAGGCCAAGGAGACGTTGCAAAAATGTTCATTTAAATTTACCCCTATACACAAATGACATTCTTAAAGTTGTTGATGATGGACCTTCTGCTGAATGCATCTTGTGTCCATCTAAAATAATTAGTCTATTTTTTACAAATGAGATTTTATTTAATATTTTTCCTGGATAACACAAGATATCTCTATAGTCATTTTCATAAAATATTAAATCACCATCAGCATCACCGCATCCGATATAATATAAAAAAGAAACACTATTTTTAGAATCTTCTAAATTGCAATCTTGATGGGGACATGCATCCATCCCTTTTGTTTGTCCATTTAATCCAATATATTCTGGAGTTGTGATTTTCAATCCAGTATTATTTTCAATAATATGAATTAATTGGTCAATATAATTTGGACGTTGATTAAGATACCCCTTTCCCCATAAAGTATGCTGACAATACTCAGCATTAACTTGGTTCATGTATCTCCAGTTTGTATCACAAAAAATTTTCTCATCATAAAAATCAGAAAGTTCTTGTGACAAAAAATTATCCCAAACATATACTGTTTGAGATAATTCATAATTTTTTTTCTTAGAGTTTATAAACTCAATTTGCATTTGATTCTTTTTTCTCATTAATTAGAGAATGAAGTTCTGCCAATGCTTTAATTACTTCTGGAGTTTCTTCCCACTCCCAAGAATTTCCATTTTTATCTACAAAAGTTTTTTTAGTCATAACTGTTTTTATTTTTTAATAACTATAGCAATAAAATAATTTTAGGTCAACTTGTCAGAGTTTTCCCCCCACCTCACCTTCATAAGTTTTGGATTCAGAGAAACCTTCCTGCCGTCCTTTAAGGTAAAAACGGGTTGCCGAAATACACTGCTCTTTAGTGAGAGATGTGATAAGTCCTTTACCATCTTTGTCAGTGGAGTACCAAAGCCCATACTTTTTCTGCTCAACATAAAATGCATCATCGTAAAGTTCAGATTCCATAGTTTGGTTGTTCAATTTGAAGAATTATTTGCGGTTCATCATTCCAGTGTCGAATTACCCCAGCAATGATAAAACAATTAGTAATAAGATAGGTGACAAAAATAAAGGTGCGAATAATAGCAACAGTGTCTGACTCTTTATCACATTTTGATGCTTTTTCTCCCAATGCTTTTGCCCACCATCTCCAAATATTTTTATTTTTCATTTTTTAAATATGAGAATACATTTCCTGAAATAGAAATTCTTGTTCCATCACTAGTGTAAAATGGATTAACAGAATGATGAAGTTTTGCAGGAAAAAATACCATATTCCACTCTGAAAATTTATCTAAATTTATAGTATCTGTACATATTTCACCTAGAGAATCCGTATATCTAAAAGAAAATAACGAAGTTTGATTTTCATTTGCAGGATATACAGAAAGTTCTTTTTCCAAATCATATGGAATCTTAACCCATATCACAAAAGAATAAAGTCCAGAGTGATTATGTAATGGATTAAAATCATGCTTTTTTGCATAATTTACCCACAAAGAGTCTAATTTATATTCCCAACCTTCAATAAATTTTTCTTTTGTGTAAAAGTGATGTACTGCTGTTTTTCCATTTAGAAAAATTTTATCATATTCATAAGCAAGAGACTCTACCAAATATCTTAATTTTGGTAGAATAGGCAAGGAAGTTTCTTTTTGAAGATGTCCTGCAAGTCTACTTCTAAAATCTTCTACTTCATGCTTCCCTTCTTCTACTTCTTGAAGTAATTGTTCTGTTTCTTCCTTTACGCAATCTGGTACTTTACAAAATAGATATCCAGGAGTTTGAAACCACTTTGAACTAAAGTCAAATTCAAAATTAATTTTTTCCATTATTTTTTTGTTGGTTTTACAAACATCTGATAATCAGTTTTTTTAAATTTAGATCTAGTAATATATTTTTGTGCATAATGTTCATTTTGAAAGTAACAGGTCTTGGTTTCTGTTAAGTCCTTACCATCTTTATGTACAATTTTTACAGGAAACTGGTCATAAGGAAATACATTTTTATCAGATTCTGATATTTTTAGAGTTGTTTTTTTAGTTGTAGGTTTTTTTACTTTATTTGCTTTTTTAGGTTCAGTCATCAAACAATCCTCCAACATACAACGGCATTTCCTTTACGTGTAGACTCAATATGACTAAATGAGGCATAACTCATATCTAAATCTGCATGTGAATATGGACCACGATCATTCACACGAACAATAACCTGTTTCATATTATCTTGATTTGTCACCCGAATCCTCGTACCCATAGGAAGATAAGGATGAGCTGCAGTCCAACGATAAGCATCAAACCGTTCACCGTTAGCGGTTTTTTGTCCATGAAATCCGTCTCCCACTCCGTAAAACGTAGCAATACCACAGGTAAGTCCAGCAGCAATCAAGGTACTAAGCATTAATGAGATTTATCTACTCCCATATTATAGCAAAAAAATCCAGAGAATTCAAGAGGTGCTGTGCCACTTCACGGAGTGTCAAAGCACACACTATTGAACCTTCCAACTATTCCATCTAAAGATATTTTTGTATGAGATGACCTGATATCAACTTTAATAATTTTATAAATTTCACCAACTCTTAAAATAGTATTAGGATCATCATTATTTCCCCATGAAATTTGTTCCTTTGAACATCCAATAAATTTTACCAAATCACCTTCTTTAAACATTATTCTCCAAGTGTATGAATGACTGGTTTTTCGTGTGCAAGAATGTGATAAAGATCGGGGTTCTTTGCTGCTGATATTGGAACAAACTCTGTCTCTGGATCAAACTCTTCATCACGAATTGCCTGGTTGATGACAATAGAACCATCAGAACCAGAATAAGAACGATGGAAGGTCATCTTGGGAATCACTAAAGCACCAGAAGAACGATTCAGATGAACGATGTGATATGGATATCTCCATTCAGGATTCACCAGTTCAAATGTGCGAAGTCCAGATAGAACACGATTGTGGTCAATCTGGTGATAGTGAATATAAAATTGTTTTGCACCTACAATATCATCAGGTGGAGAGATTGCAGGACCAGTATGACACACAAGGTCTTGTGCATTAGAACCATCTACAGAGATATCGTAGAAGACAACTGCTTCAGTCTCACGGAATACTCTGTGTTTTTTAAATTGAACTTCAGACATTATCTTTATTTGATAAAAAACTATTTTTTACTAATTCAAATTTATCAGCTCTTCCTCTATAATAACTTTCATTTTCATATAAAATATCCACAATATCCCCAACAATATCATCAACAGAAACATTATCATCAAAATACTTTTGTATTGCTTCCGATAAGTATCTTTTTCTTGTCCATTCAATTGTATAAGGTTTGTATTCCATGGTGAAAATAATATATTTTTAAGATGTTAAAGGGTGTGAGAGATTTTGTCAAGTATTGTCAATTTCCCAACACTTCTCAAATTTATGTCTCAACTCATTGAGTTTCATTTCTTCCCAATAAGTTAAAAGATGCTGATTAATTTCTTTTTCTTCCTCCGTAAACTTCATTCTATATTTGTTTTTAATTTCAACAACTTTAAGCATGTCATCCATAAAAGTTGTTGGTAAATCTAAAAACTCTTCGTAAGTCATATTAATTTTTTTTCTTTAAAATATTGAAG